AGGAGAATTTTGCTTTATACCTATGAAGGCTAATGTAGGAATAGAGTTATTAGCTTTAGTATCAACAGAGATAGTAGAGTATGGCTATTGGCAAAAACCTTCAGAATAATGATAAGTAAACACATAAGCGATAAAGAAGGAGTGTATAGCACAACTGCTACACGAAAAGGATTAGACAATACTCCAAATCAGTTTGAGTTAGCTAATATGAAAGAAATAGCTGAACAGCTATTTGAACCGTTAAGAGAATGGGTTGGAGGGCCAATAAGAATTAATAGTTTTTATAGAGGACCAGCTTTAAATAAAGCTATTGGTGGATCAACATCGTCTCAGCATTGTAAAGGTCAAGCTATGGATATTGATGATGGTGGGTGTAAAAAAACTAACGCTGAGATGTATGCTTGGATTAAAGAAAACTTAAACTTCGATCAAATGATCTGGGAGTTTGGTGATGACGATAATCCTAATTGGGTACACATAAGTTATGTCAATGAAATTGACAATAGAAACAGATGTTTAAAAGCATACAAAGAAAAAGGAAAAACTAAATATAAAGTAATATAACTTGAAATGGATTGGCCAACATATTGTAGAGTTAATAGCTCGTTTTAGAAGTGATGTATATTTAGAAAGTATATCCACTGGCACTATAGCTAGTGGAAATAATTTAGGTTTAGATTCAAACAATAAGATTGTAAAAGCGGTTGATGTAGTAACTAATTTATCCGTAGCCAGTAGTACTGGATCAAGAGTAATAGCCTCGTCAGACGGAACAAATGCTACAATACCTATAGCTACAACATCTGTAAGTGGCGTTATGTCTACAGCTATATTTGATGAACATACCGCCAATAATGCTAAAGTAACTAGGCACACTTTAATTGATTCTGATGCTTTTACCGGAGCCTCTAGTAGCAATGTGGCTTCTGCAGAGTCTATTAAAGCTTACGCTGACACAAAAGTAGCTTCGGACGCTCAAAAGCAATTGACATATTATTTTATGCAAGCTGACATTGATACGACAAAAACGTATATAGGTTTACAAGAAGCTGATGCTGAATCCACTTCTTCAACTAATAAAAATTTACCTATCCTAGCGCCTTTTGCTGGAAAATTATTAAAGGTATTTCTTAGGGCAAGCGGTAACTTAAGTGGTAAAACCCTTACTTGGAGATTAGAAACACAAGCTGCTGGGTCTACTACCCTAGCTGCGCCAACTGTTGTTGGGACACAGTCTGGAGCAGGTTGTACCAATGCTACTATGACAACATACGATTTTACATCAAGTCTAGATAGCGGCGATAATATTATTGATGCCGGCGATACAGTACAGCTATCTGTACAGAGTGATGGTACTACAAATAATACTAAATATTACATTACCTGCCTTTGGGAGTGGGATCTTAGTTAAAAAATTAAATGTCTTTAATATATAAAAATATAACAGGTAGTACAGCAGTCACTTTAATAGACTCATATACTAATGGGAGTATTTCTCAGAAGTTAGACAATATCAGTTTATGCAATGTGCATAATACAGATGCTGTAAATATAGATTTATATTATTGCTATATTATATATCAACCTCAACTTAGCACTGATTGGAATACTACTCCTATTGTTGCGGTAGATGGTGCTGGAGTAGAAGGTATTTTTGAGTATTATATTATAAAAAATGTTACAATACCAAAAGGGGCTACTTTAAATTTAGACAATCTTTCATTTAATAATGTCCTATACGGCTTAAAAATAAAATTAAATAATTCAACTAGTGCTGTCGATGTAATTATAGATGCAGAAATACAAGGAACAATTACAAAAGTAGTAACTACTGTTGTTGGCCACAGTCCGGATGGCTATTAAAAAATAAATACTTATGTGGAATATATTTAAAGATAACAATGATTGGAACGAAAAAACTATAGTAGGCTTTATAGCTTTTCTTATTATGTGTGTAATAATGATAGCAGACCTACTAAGTGGGTGGATAGGGAAAGATTTAATTATTAATGAATTCGTGTATGATTCTTTTACCTTTATAGTTTTGGGGTGCTTTGGAATTGCAGGAATTGAAAAATTTGCTAAAAAATGAGTATATTAACAAAAATATTTTCAGCAGGAGCAGGTGAGCTTGTTAAAAGTGTAGGTGGGGTTATAGATAACTTACACACATCTAAAGAAGAAAAGCTAGAAGCAGAGAGAAAAATACAAGAACTTATAGCTAACCATGAAGCAAAAATGGAAGCTAATATAACTGATAGATGGACAGCAGATATGAAATCTGATTCTTGGTTATCTAAAAATGTAAGACCATTAGTTTTAGTATTTTTAGTAGTATGTACAGTTTTGATGATATTTATTGATGCAGGAGCAGTTGCATTTAATGTGGAAGAAAAATGGACTGATTTATTACAATTAGTTTTAATGACAACTATTGGTGCATATTTTGGTGGAAGAAGTTTAGAAAAAACAAAGAAATAGATTCATTAGGTTTTACGAAAATAATTCTTTATATTAGATAATATATATGTCTGTAAAGAAGTCAATAAAAGAAATTATACGCGATGAATATAAACGGTGTTCAGTAGACCCGATTCATTTTATGCGAAAGTATTGTATTATTCAACATCCTACTAAAGGTAAGATGTATTTTAATCTATACCCTTTTCAAGAAGATTTACTAACCGAGTTTAATTCCAACAGATATAATATTGTACTTAAGTCGAGACAGTTAGGAATATCCACATTATCAGCTGGATATTCTTTATGGAAGATGATATTCCAATCAGACTACAATGTTCTAGTAATTGCAACAAAACAAGATGTTGCTAAAAACTTAGTTACAAAAGTAAGGGTAATGCATGACAACCTACCTAGTTGGCTAAAGGGCAAGACAATGGAAGATAATAAACTTTCATTAAGATTTAAAAATGGGTCACAGATCAAAGCTATATCATCAAAAGGCGATGCTGGTAGATCTGAGGCATTATCATTATTGGTAATTGATGAGGCGGCATTCGTTGATAGAATTGATGAGATATGGACCGCGGCACAACAAACCTTAGCAACTGGAGGTGGGGCAATTATGTTATCAACACCAAACGGTACGGGTAATTTGTTTCATAAGACTTGGTGTCAAGCAGAAGCCGGCGGCCAATTTGCCCCAACCAAACTACACTGGTCAGTTCACCCCGAACGAGATCAAGGATGGCGAGATCTACAAACAGAATTATTAGGTGAAAAAAGTGCCGCCCAAGAATGTGATTGCGACTTTATTACATCTGGACATACAGTAGTGGATGGTCCTATTATACAATGGTATGAACAAACATACGTAGAGCCACCAAAAGAAAAACGAGGATTTGATTCTAATTATTGGATCTGGGATTATCCGAATTATGCTAATTCATACGTAGTTGTAGCTGATGTTGCCAGAGGAGATGGCGCCGACTATTCCGCATTCCATGTATTAGATGTAAAAACTATGCAGCAGGTAGCAGAATATAAGGGCAAGATAGGAACTACAGAGTATGGCAACATGTTAATATCAGTCGCGACAGAATGGAATAATGCACTACTAGTTATTGAGAATGCAAATATTGGATGGGCAGTGATTCAGGTTGCAATTGATAAAGGATATGAAAATTTGTATTATTCTTATAAGCAAGATGCATATGTAGACGAAGAAGTGCATCTAAGAAAGGGATATGATTTAAAGAACAAGGGTCAAAAGGTTCCGGGCTTTTCTACAACATCAAAAACAAGGCCGTTAATAATATCTAAATTAGAAACATATTTTAGAGAAAAGTCACCGATAGTAAAGTCCAAACGATTAATAGATGAATTATATGTCTTTATATGGAACGGTAACCGGGCAGAAGCACAACGTGGATATAATGATGACTTAGTAATGGCATTTGGGATTGCATTATGGGTACGAGATACGGCATTACGATTACATCAACAAGGAATTGATTTGTCAAGAAAGGCGTTAGGTGGATTTGGAAAAACATCTAAAGGTGTTTATTCATCTAATACAGACCGGCCAAAAGAGTGGGATTGGAAAACCGGCGACCCGGACAACGAAGATTTGACATGGCTTTTAAAGTAACAAGATATTTATATAAAATGGAAAATTATGACAGATAAATCATTAAGGGCACGATTAGGTAGATTGTTTGCAACGAACGTTGTAGTTCGTAGAATCTCAAAGAATCGACTAAAAGCTGTTGATACAAATAGACTACAGTCAGCAGGGAATATGACCAACAAACGGTTTGTTGATCGATTCTCCGGAGTACATAGAGGCATGCCAGGATATGGCTCATATAACCAAAGCCAGACATTTCATACATCGAAGATAGAATTATTTACTGACTATGAGGCTATGGATATGGACCCGATATTATCATCGGCATTAGACATCTATGCCGACGAATCGACAGTTAAAGACGCGGATGGCGACACATTGACAATTTCATCTCCAAATGATGAAATAAGAAAAATATTGAGAAATTTATTTTATGATGTATTAAATATAGATTATAATTTATGGCCATGGATTAGAAATGCATGTAAGTATGGAGATTTCTATTTACATTTAGATATCGAAGAACAAATTGGTATAGTAAATGTAACACCAATATCAGCATATGAAATACGACGCGATGAAGGATTTGACCCAAATAACCCATATGCACATAAATTTGTATTGGAAAACACCCATGGAGGAGGAAATAATCAATGGACTGGAACCGGCGGAGGATCAGGGACTATGCAAGAATTTGAGGCATTTGAAGTAGCTCACTTTAGATTACTA